CCTACGCGAGCGTGTATCTGACGATCTGGAATGACCCCGACTTCCGGAACGTCCCGCTGGCCGCGCAATGGCTGTACTTTACGATGCTCACGTACCCCACGCTGACGTCGTGCGGCGTCATGGAGTGGCGGGAGCCGAAGCTCATCAAGATGGCCGAGGGGCTGGACATCCCCACGCTCAGGGAAGCGGCGTGGAGGCTCGGTCAGCATCGACTCATCGCCGTGGACCCGGACACGGAGGAGGCGTTGGTCCGGTCGTTCGTCCGTCACGACGGGGGGCTTAAGTCTCCCAACATCGCGAAGATGATCGTCCGCGACCACGCGACGATCGCGTCTCAGAAGCTCATGGAGTTGGTGTCCATCGAGGTCCGTCGGACCATCGAAGAACATCCGGACTATCGGGGCGCCTCGTTCGCGAGTCCGGTGGCGAAGCAGTTCCCGGAACCGATTGGGAACCCTTCCGATTTGGTTCCCGATTGGTTCCATTCCGGTTCCGATTCGGTTCAATCCATAATCCCCCTGATGGAGGGGGAACCCTTCCAATTTGGTTCCTCCCCCAGCACCAGTACCAGCACCCAGACACTAACGTGTCTGAGCCCGGTTCCCGCTGACGCGGGAACTCAGACATCGAAGAGCCGGAAGCGACCGAAGACCTCACTGCCTGACGACTGGACCCCGAACGAAGCTCACGCGGAGAAAGCAGCGAGCCTCCACCTCGACCTCCAGCGCCAAGTCGACAAGTTCCGGTCCTCGGCACTGGCCAACGACAGGCGCTACTCAGACTGGGACGCCGCGTTCCGGAACTGGTTGACCAACGCCGTCGAGTACGCGGCCCGCGACGGGCTCCTGAGACCGGCAGGCGGACTCGACACTCCAGCCCGCCCGGTCGTCTACGGGTTCGGTCCTGACGATGAGTGAGGCGCCCGACATTGAGCGTCAGGTCGTGGGGATCGCGTTCCAGTCCCCCAGGGACCTCGCGGACCTCCACGCCGTGCGGGCCGAATGGTTCCGCGACCCTCGGTGCCGCGAGACGTGGCGCGTCATCCAGCACCTCTCCGGTGAGGGCGAGCCCGTGGACCCGCAGACCGTCATGGGCAACGCGGGCCTCATGGACGAACTCACCCGCCCCACGGTGAACCTGATCTGGCTGTTCGACTGCTACCAGTCGGCGCCCGTCGGCCACCTCGGTGAGACCTACGCCGCCCAACTCCACGAACGCCACCAGCGCCAGCAAGTGGGCGACACCCTCTCCCGCGCCTGGCAGCTCCTCCAAGGCAACGCCAGCGTGCGGGAGGTCCGACTCGAAGCCCTCCAGGGCCTCCAAGCCGTCGATGACAACAATCCAACGATCCTCACAGGAGAAACCGTGGCAGAACAGATGATCGATCAACTCGACGAGGCGACGCCCTACGTGCCCACGCCGTGGCGCGGACTCAACCGGGGCCTGCGCGGGTGGCGCCCGGGCGGCCTGTACATCGTCGGCGCCCGCCCCGGCGTCGGGAAGTCCCTGATGCTCCAGGCCTCAGCCTTGGACCTCGCCCGGCGCGGTCCGGTCCTCCTGGAGACCATCGAGATGCGCCCCACGGAGGTGATGACCCGGCTCGTCTCCCAGGTGTCCGGCGTGCCACTGGGCAAGCTCCAGGGCCGCCGGGAGGACGGGACGTCGCCCCTGTCGCCGGCGGACTGGCAGACCGTCAGTGAGGCGGCCGCCTACATCGCTGGGCTGGGCCTGAGGTTCGGGGACCGCGGTGTGACGACGCCGCTGGACGTGCGCGAGCACGCCCGGGAGGCCGCCCAAGGTGGCCCGCTGGCTGGCATCGTCGTGGACTACCTCCAGCTCATGAGCAGTGGGCGCCGCGTCGAGTCCCGCGCCCAAGAGGTCAGTGGCTTCACGCGGGACCTGAAGCTCATGGCCCAGGAGTTCGACTGCCCCGTCATCGTCGCCAGCCAGCTCAACCGCGAGTCCACGAAGGGCAGTGGACGCCCCGACCTCGCGGCCTTGCGGGAGTCAGGGAGCATCGAGCAGGACGCGGACGCCGTGATCCTCCTCCACCAGCTCATTGACGCCGACGACAGTGGCGTTCTGCCCGACGAGGTCCCCATCGACGCGATCCTCGCGAAGAACCGGCAGGGCCGCACGGGGACGATCCCCATGTTCAGAGACGGCCGCCACGCCCGCCTCATCGACGACGACACCAGGAAGGCACAGCAATGAGCGCTCACATCACCGTGACCGGCAACCTCGGTCAGGACCCGGAACTGCGCTGGTCCCAGCAGGGCAAGGCGATCCTTGGGCTGAGCATCGGATGCACGCCGCGCCGACTCAACAAGCAGACGAACGAGTGGGAGAACGTGGGCGAGGACCTGTGGGTTCGCGCAACGTTCTGGGAGCAAGAGGCCGAGCGCCTTGCCGAGCAGCTGCGCAAGGGCTCGAAGGTCACCGTGGAGGGCACGTTGTCGCGGCGCACCTACCAGCGGCAGGACGGCGGGGTGGGCGAGTCCCTGGAGCTGACTGGCGCCCGGTTCCTCGGCGTCATCCCGCGAGCCCAGCAGCAGTCTCAGCCTGCCTACGCGCCGCAGTCTCAGCAGGATCCGTGGGGCGCGCAAGGTCAGCAGCCTCCCGCCCAGCAGGTGTCGCAGGAGCAGTTCCGCGCCGCCCAGCAGCAGGCCTACCAGCAGGCTCCGCAGCCGCAGCAGGCGGGGTGGGGCGCGGACCAGGGATTCCCGCAGCCGCAGAACCCGAATCCGCCCTTTTAGGCCATGACCAACAGAAATACCAACGAGCCGTCCCCGTCTGGAGGCGGCTCTGACCATGCAAGGAGAACACCATGACCGACACTGACACCACGATTGTCGGGGAGGTCGCCGCAGCCGTCCGGATCCTCCGCGATATCAGCGAGATGCTTCGCAGCATCGACACTTCCCCCATTTGCCACGACCCGCACGACTACGGGCAGCCCCTGAACCCCCGGGAAGGCACCCAGCAGGCCCGTGGAGACACTTTCGCCCCGGACCCGCCCACTCGGGAGGGTGACACAGTTGACGCCCCGCAGAACGCCGCACGCGAGTTCCGTATGGGCGATCGGGTTGTCGTGAGTCGTGACGCGAAGACCGTGTGCGGCGATGACGTGTACTTCGGTTGCGAGACGACCGGCGAGATCACGGATGGCCCGGACGAAGACGGCGACCTGAAAGTCGAGGCCCGCGACAGTGCTGGCCTGCTCAAAAGACAGTATGTTGCCCCGGAGTGGTTGACGCCCGCGCCCGCCGAGGAGCCTGAGCCTGCGCCTGTTGAGTGGCCGACCGAGCCGGGACTGTACTGGGTGCGCGGAGTCGACGCGGGCTACCCGGTGGAGGGTGTCGCGGTCCTGCGCGACAACGGGTTTCAGGGTGCCGGCACCAACTTTTTGATCTTCAAGAATTTGGGGGACGACCGCCTCGATGAGGCTGTCCCGCTCACCGCCGTGCCCACCAAGCTGATCGAGGGGCTGAGAGCACCCAATTGGTGCGGTCAGATCGCATCGGATGCTTCTATCGAGGCGCTGCTCACCTGGCTCGGCGACCACGAGGACGGTGCGCGATGAGCGTGGACGATCCGATCGAGACGCGCGAAGGGCTTGCACTGGCCAGTGCGGCATGGCGGGAAGGCGCGGCTGCAATGGCACGGGCCATGAAAGAGGCCGAGGAGACCGGCCTATTTGAAAGGCCCGCCAATCCGTATAGCGCGCAACTCCTGCGCATGATCATGGAAGAGGACGGTGCGCGATGAGCACATACACGACTCGGTTCCATCCCATTCGTCGGTACGCGAAGCGATCGGGCAAGTGCCCGATCTGCGGCAAGCGCGTCCAGAGGCAGCGAACGTTCGAGCAAACGGTCAACCCGTATCACCCAGCCATCACGCCCAACATGTCCGGATATGAGGCGCACTCGGCAGTTGCCGCATCCGTCGAAGCGGAGGCCAGGTCGTGGGAACCGGACTTCACACACGAAGCCTGCAAGGACGGTGCGCGATGAGTGACAACGTCATCACGTTCCCCGGCCTCGACAACAAGTCCACCAATCTCGCGTGCCCGAGGTGCGGGTCCGAGTGGTGGGAGTCCGACGCCATGACGCTTGACGCTGACACGCGCCACGTCACCAGCTACGCGCTCCCTGTGACCTGCCACGAATGCGGCTGGGAGGCCGGTGCGCGATGAGCATCATCGGATACGTCATCGTCGATAGGGAAACGCACGCTATCGACTGGGACGGCGACCTACACGCCACACGAGAATCGGCCATCCAATCAATGACCGGCCCACATCACGGATTCGTCCGCACCGCTGACGAAGAAGACGAAGACCATCAGGTTTGGTGGAACGCCTACTGGATCCTGCCCGTAATGGCAGAAGACTCGGAGGACGGTGCGCGATGAGCATCATCGACCAGGCGCGCGCCGAGGCCGACCTCACCCTCACCGGTGACAGCGGAGGCCCGTGGGCTCCTGACGTGGCATTCGTCGACGGCGTCCAGTGGCTTCTCGACCAGCTCACTGACCCCGACCCTGAGACCGTGGAAGCCTTCGCGATCGCCATGTTCGAGGGACGCGGAAACCGGCTCAAGTGGGACAGGCACGCAGACGACCCCACCCAAGAGCACTGGCGCCGCATCGCCCGTGACGCCATCACCGCCCTCACCAACCACCTGACTGGCCGAAGACGACGTGAAAGAGCTGTTCGTCTCGGGAGCCATGGTGACCGGACAAGCGTATGCACGGGACGAGGCGCGGGGGTTCTGGGACTTGTGGCTTGCCGCCCACGATCGGGAGGTCCGCGAGCAGTGCGCGCAGGAGATCGAGGCGGAAGCGCAGAACTACGCGGGCGACGCATCCCGCGACTTCGCCACGATCTACGCCCGCATCATCCGCGAAGGAGGCCGCGATGAGTGAGCGGTTGTACGAGGTCGCGTACCGGGTGAGCGAGACAGGACGGTCGCGGGTGGGGATTCGTTGCCCGTTTTGCGACGTAGTGACGGAGGCATATGTGTGGTCTCTGGCCGGGAGTGGGAAGCGTTGTGAATGCGGAGCGGTTCACCACTGGCGTCCCGCTACGTCTGTGAAAGAGAGCAGCCATGAGTGAGCTGAGAGAGCGGATCGCGAAGATCATCGCAGAGGGCATGTGGGAATTCGAGGACTCGGGGGAGCCATCCGCAGACCAGGACATTCGAGCGGAATCGCTGACGTTTGCCGACCGCGTGATTGCCGAGCTGCGCCCAGCGATGAGTGAGGGCCAGATTATCGAGCAGGTCGCACGACTCATCGACCCCGGCGCGTGGGGCAGGCCGCGCGTCCTCGACCTCTGCACCTTCGACGGTGTGCCGTCGAGTGACTGGGAGCAGCGGATCGCACGAGAGTCCGCCCGCCGCGTCGTCCAGGGGCTTGGACTCCACGAGGAGGACGTGCACGGCGCGCGGCGGTCGATGTTTGCACCCGAAGGGTGGACCCGCCTCGTCACCGACTGGCAGGAGGACACGAAGTGAACCGCCGCAACGCCGGGAACGCCATGCGCGTCGCCGCCTACTCGACCAGCACCGCCCTGTTCCTCATCGCCGCCGGCGTCTACGCCATCGTCGGCACATGGTGGGCGGTCGCACTCTTCGCCGTGCTCTACCTCGCCGGAATCTGGGCCACCGCCAACGCCCTCAACAAATGGCTCACCGAAGCCCTCACCGGCTGGTCAATCACCGCCATCATCCGACACGTCCGCGAGGAGGATGCGTATGCCGACCACTGACATCCAGACCGTGCGCCGAGAACTCCAGGACCTCGCAGCCTGGCGGCCGCTCCTGTCCGACGCGGCCGCAACCGTCCTCGGCGTGTCCTCACCGAGGTTCACGCCCGGCGGCGGAGGAGCATCAGACGCGCTCCCATTCCGCCTCGACAGCATCCTCGACCGCACAGACGAGGGCGCGTCCGGGATCCGCACCCCGCGCGGCCTCGACGAGGTGCTCATGAGCTGGGCCCGCCAGATCGCCGACAGCAAGCACGACCCCCAACCCCGAAGCGCCCTCGCCTACCTCCAGCAGGCCGGCGTGCTCGAGTACGCCCAGCAGCACGACGACTGGGACGCCCTGTGCGAAACCATCCACCAAGCCCACCAAGTCATCGGACGGATCACCGGACACACAGACGCCCAAATCGGCACCTGCCCCTGGGACCACGCCCGCATCCTCACCACGCCCACACGCGACGGCATCCCCGAGCACGGTGAATGCGAGCAGTGCGGCCAGTGGTACGCCGACCAGGACGACATCGCCCGCCAGGCACACCAGCACTGGCAGCAGGAGATGCGCAGACCCGACGCGCCCGGCACCGCCACCATGGACCGCCTCGTCGACATCTGGCACGAGCCCGACGACAGCCCCATCACGGGCGTCGAACGCAAGACCCTGGAAGTCTGGGCCCAACGCGGGCACCTCATCAAACGCCCCGGCAAGCCCGCAACCTACCTGCTCGCCCTCGCCAACCAGTGGATCATCGAGCGCCTCGCCTACGGCCAGAAGCGGAAAGGAGACACGCCGAACGCCGCATGACAAGCAGAACCACACTGCTGTAGTATCGCGCTGGGGATGAAGTGTCCCCACCACAGAGCCGGGTCGCCAACGTCGAGGCACCCGGCTCTCGCCACGTGAAGAGACCCCCGGAACCACACAGGCTCCGGGGGTCACTCACATCAGGAACCGCCCATCGCCTTGCAATGCTCGCAAGGACGGTTCCCAACACCCTTACCGGACTCCCGGTTCCGAGCCGGGATCTGCTGCCCCGTCGGACAGTTTTCGTGCCAGTGATACACGTCCGGGTCCGACGGATTCGTCGAGTGGTAATAGCTCATTCGATCACCCCCCCCTAGTCACTCTGACGCTATCCCCACAACGCCAGTCCCCGGAGGGAAACGAACCACCAACCGCCCCGAGATGGGGCAGAACGGAGGGCGTGATGCCCAAGGACAAGATCAAGACCAACGGCGACGGCATCGAAGTCGCCTGGGCACAGCACGGTCAACTCGTCACCATCACCATCGACGAGACCGTCCAAGCCGAACACGTCGACGCCGACGGAACCGTCGGCCCCCGCCACGAAGAGCACCTCAACGCCATGTGGCAAGTCATCGACCCCGGCAAACTCGACCAGCTCATCGAATACCTGCGCCGAGCACGCAAGCATGCATTCGACTGACACGCATCACCGTCCACCCCGCACGGCAAGCCGGGGCCTGGAAGACGAACCCTCAAGGCGAGGGAACGGCCTCGAAAACCGCGCGGCCCACACGGGCAGGGGTTCGAATCCTCCGTCTTCCGCCACACCAAGCCCCCGGGACCATCGAGTCCCAGGGGCAGGTGATGGGCTAGATCTTCCAGAATCCGGGGGCCCTGTCGCGAACACCCGGGGCATGCCCGGCACCGATCGGGAGGCGCCCCCATGTCCACCAGCAGGACAGGCACAACGAAGTACCTTCGCAACGCGGCCCGCATCAAAGCCGAGGCTCAGGCCCTGGGCATCACCCGGTGCCCACGCTGCGGGCACCCCATGGACTACACCCGAGGATCACGCTCACCGTGGCGCGTGACGGTCGACCATCGCGTTCCCTACGCGACGATGCGTCGCCTTGGTCGACTCGCTGAGGCTGACGACATGGACAATCTGCGCACAGTTGACGGTCAACCAAACGTCATGTGCCAGCACTGCAACAGCTCGCTCAGCGACAAGCGTCAGCATCGCGTCGTCAGACCATTCAAGTCAACGACAACGTTGATCGAATGGTGAGACGTCTCAACATGTGAGACAGTGGCAAACGCTTGACCAATCCTTTACCAACAAGGGGGTGACCCCCTCCCCCCGGCCCACGGCCGCACCCGGAGGCACTGCGAAATCTCTCCCCGCACTCAAAAAAAGCACTTCGCCAAACAATGGTAATAAGGAGGTCATGTCATGCCCCGCAAGATTCAAGCAGTCCCGGACGCTCTGGACGGTCATGGTCACGAGCCCCCCGCCACTCTTGTTGAGGCGGCTGAACTTGGCCGCCGCGACCTTCTTGTGAAGCTCCGGGACACGGTTGCCGAGGCGATCGATTCGGGAGTTCCTCCTCATGCATTGGGGCGGCTCGCGGATGACGTGGAGCGACTTGACGGTCTGGTTCGTGAGTTCGATAGGAAGAGCGAGCGGGGCCGGAAGGAGCTTACTGTCGTCGCGGACGAGGAGTTCGATGCGACGGCTATCTGACGCAGCCAGGTATGTATGCCTGCCTTCCGGGATCGAGTCGACGGGCTGGCCGGCGATCAGGGCGCAATGCGTGGAGATGGGTGTCGAGTTCGACGACTGGCAGGATCAGCTCGGTTACGTGATCTTCGGGAAACGGGCGAACGGTTCGTACGCGATCACCCGGGGTGGCGCGGTGCTGTCGATACCTCGGCAGTCGGGCAAGACGTTCCTGGTGGCAATGATTATCTTCGCGATGTGCCTTCGTCAGCCGGGCCTCAAGGTTCTATGGACTGCCCAGAGACTGTCGACGTCGGATGAGACGTACATGTCGATGGTCTCCTTGACTGAACTCCCCAAGGTCGCTCCGTTCGTTGACAAGGCGTATTTGGGGAACGGAAATCAGACCATTCGTTTCCGGAATGGATCGCGAATCAAGGTTGGGTCCCGAGACAAGCAGCAGGGCCGAGGGGAGCCGGGGGTCGGCGTTGTCGTGTTCGATGAGGCCCAGCATCTTCGAGAGAACACCCTGCACGACATGGTGCCGACCATGAACACGGTGAAGAACGCGTTGACGTTCATGATGGGGACGCCTCCTCGGCCAGAGGACCAGGGGGAAGTCTTCAAGGATCGTCGGGCGAAGGCGCTCAATGGGCGTGGTTCCAACATGCTGTATGTGGAGTTCTCAGCGGATGATGACGCTGACCTTGACGACCAGTCGCAGTGGGCGAAGGCAAATCCTTCCTTCCCTGGGCGTACGGACGAGGACGCTATCTTCCGGTTGCGTGAGCAGTTGGACGACGAGGGGTTCAAGCGTGAGGCCCTGGGAATCTGGGATCAGGCGGGCGCGCGCCGCGGCATCCCGGCGGACTTGTGGGACGCGTGCGCGGTGGACGAGGGCCCGGAGGATGGCATCCGGTCGTTCGCGGTGACGTTCAGTCAGGACGGATCACGGCAGGCGGTGGCGGCTGCGATGAAGACCGCGGATGGCGTGCATGTGGAGGTTGTGGGCACGCTGACGGGTAACACTGAGGCTGGCGTGAAGGCCGTGGCGGATTGGCTGGCTGATAGGCGGGCCAGCGCGGCGATGATCGTGCTGTGTGGGAACGCTGGCGCGACTGTGCTGGCGGATGCTCTGCGTGATCGTGGCGTGCGCAACCGGAAGCAGGTGCACGTGATGACGACGGCGGAGTACACGACCGCGTGCGCGATGCTGCTGGAGTCTGTGCGTGACGGGTCGGTGACTCACCCGCGCGTGGAGGATCCGATGGAGGATGCTCTCGAAAGTTCGGTGGCGGTGTGCGACCAGCGGAAGCGTGGCACGTCTGGCGCGTGGGGCTGGGAGTCGACGACGGAGGACGGGGACGAGACCCCGATCGAGGCCGTCTCCTGCGCCTTGTGGGCCGCGAAGACAACGAACCGAGTACCGGGACGGAAACAGGAGGTGATGGCATGACTCAATCTGGACTCATGTCGTCGCCGCTGATGTTCGCTGCGCCGCAGATTCCAAAGTTCGCGCATCAGGATGAGCTGAACAAGCTGGTGGAAGTGTGGTCGCGGAAGCGTCCGCGCAATATCCTGCGTCAGGCATACCTCGATTCGCGCGTCCTGGTGAAGAACCTTGACATCTCCGTGTCTGATGAGATCGCTGACCTATTGGACATGGTGTGCGGGTGGCCGGAAAAGGCCGTCTACAGTCTGGCGAATCTGTGCCAGTGGGACGGTGTGACGGCTCCGGGCGGGTCTGATGACCCGTTTGAGTTGAGCGAGATCCTGCGCGCGAACAGGTTTGACGTTGAGGTCGAGCAGGCGATCGCTTCAGAGATGACGCACTCGTGCGTCTTCGTATCGACGACTCTCGGGGATGAGTCCGCCGGCGAGCCTCCGGTGGTTGTGATGCCGCATTCGGCGGAGTGGGCGACGGCCTTGTGGGATCGCCGGACACGGTCCGTGTCGTTCGCCATGACGATTGACGAAGTGGATGACTATGGGCGGCCTACACGTCTGACGATGCTGACGCGCGATGCGGTGATCGAGCTGCGCGACGTCGGTGACGGGTGGGTACAGAGTTCGGTTGTGGACCACCAGTTGAAGCGTGTGCCGATGGAGGTTCTGCCGTTTCGGCCGGCGCTGGATCGCCCATTCGGCAGGTCGCGTATCTCTCGGCCGGTCATGAACATCACGGACAGGGCGATCCGTTCGATGCTGCGCGGCGACGTTGCAGACGAGTTGTTCACGACGCCTGGCCTGCTGCTGCGCGGGATCACCAAGGAGGCGTTCGATGACCTGTCGAAGTCCTGGACGTGGAAGATGGCTGCGATCAAGGGCGTGTCTCGTGACGAGGAGGGATTGGTTCCGGAGGTGACGGCGCTCCCCCAGCAGTCGTCCCAGCCGTTTACTGAGAGGATGCGCGCCCTGGCGGCGGAGTTCTCGGGCGTGACGTCAATTCCGATCTCCCAGCTTGGAATTGTGCAGGACAATCCATCGAGTGCGGAGGCAATCTACGCGGCGAAGGAGGAGCTCGTCATTGAGGCTCAGAACGCGAACCGCGTCAACGGGTACGCGCTGAACCGCGTGTATCAGAACGTCGTGATGCTGCGCGACGGACTGGTTGAGGTTCCCGAGGAGCTGGCTGGGCTATCGACAAAGTGGCGGAACCCGTCGATGCCGAGTGTCGTGTCTCAGTCGGACGCGATGGTGAAGCAGATCTCTGCAATCCCCGACCTGGCGCAGACAGACGTGGCGTTGGAGGAGCTGGGCTACACAGACGAGCAGATCCGCCGTATTCGCGCCCAGATCAAGGTGGCGTCGGCGGCGCAGACGGTTCGTGAGGCCCTGTCGTCGGCTCGCCAGCGTCAGGAGGTGTCGACTGATGGTGTCGATGGTGGCAGCGCAGGAGTTCAGGGCGAACAGCAATCGGCTGGCGAGTCTGGCGACTGACGACCTCGCCACGTACTTCGACGCGCTGGACCTGGCGCGCCCAGAGTCGGCGCGTGATGGACTTCTGGAGTTCGTTCCTGCGCTCGCTCAGACATGGGGTGACGCGAACGCCGCGCTGGCGGCGGAGTGGTACGACGACATGCGGTCCACGGAGCGCGTGCCGGGCAGCTTCAGTGCGCGCCCGGCAGACGCGGCATCGACCACGGCGGTCCAGTCGTCGACGCGTGCTCTTGTCGGCGGCCTGTGGACTGGCGAGACATCCGGTGTCCTGGAGCTGCTGACCGGCCTACTGGTCCGCGCTGTGCTGCTCCCCGGGCGGGACACGATCACGTCGAGCGCGGCGGCGGATCCGCAGGGGTATGGGTGGCAGCGGATCGCCCACGCACGGTCCTGCGATTTCTGCCTGATGCTCGCTGATCGCGGGGGCGTGTACCGGTCGGAGAAGACGGCGACGTTCGCGGCGCACGGTCATTGCCGGTGTACGGCGGTCCCGTCGTGGGATCCGTCGGCGCGTGAGGTTCCGGCCATGGCCTACCGGGCATCGGACCGGATGGAGAAGGTGCGCGCACGCGCCGCTGACCCGTCTGATCCGAAGAAACAGAGGCAGGCGCAGCGCGTCCTGGACAACCACCGTGACGACGTGAACCGGTGGCTGACGAACAACACCGACCTACTCGACGAAATGCGCGCTGACCTTATGAAGGCGGCCGCCTAAGTCTCCCACTGCCGCACAGCGTGGGCATCAACCGCGCTCAGTTGCCCTCCCGGGCATCTGAGTGATTCCGCATGGAAGGAAACACTGCAATGAGCACCATCAGCACGCCAGCCGAGAACACCACCCCCACTGAGGGCACGTCCGTGGAAGACGCCTCGATCAAGATCGAGCCGAAGACCCCAGCCCCGGAGCCTCCCGCACAGGAGGACCAGACGGACTGGAAGGCACAGGCCCGGAAGTGGGAGCAGAGGGCGAAGGCCAACAAGGACGCCGCCGATCGACTCCATGAGATCGAGGAGTCCCAGAAGACCGAGGCCCAGAAGCAGGCGGATGCGCTCGCTGCTGCACAGCGCGAGCTCGCGGCGGAGAAGGCGGCCCGGGCGGTCGCTGAGGCGGCAGCAAAGACGGGCGTTCCCGTTGAACTGCTGTCCGGCCCTGGCGATGACCCGGAGGCGTTCGCGGACGCACTCGCCAAGTGGCGGGGAGAGTCGCAGGCGAATGACTCCGATAAGGGGTCGCCGTCTGGCGTAGTCCCACAGCTCGGCAATCAGCCCGAGAACCCGGGGCCCGCGACTCTGGACGCCCAGATCAAGGTGGCGACCGAGAAGCAGGACTGGGCGCTGGTGAATCAGCTCAATGCACAGAAACTGGCCGAGATCTCGGCCTCGAAGCGATGAGGAGATAGGGGTATTCCATGCCTGGAATCACTGGAATGGGCACGACTTACAATCTGCCCAATTACGTGGGGCCGCTGATCGGCGCGTCCCCTGAGGACACTCCGCTACTGTCCGCGATCGGCGGCCTGACGGGCGGCGAGTCCGTCAAGGCCCGCATGTTCGAGTGGAGCGGCTACGACCTGCGCGAAGCCGACGATGGTCGGCAACGCTTGGAGGGCGCGGACGCGCCCGAGGCTGAGCAGCGGAAGCGGTACAACGCGTCCAACGTGGTGGAGATCCACCAGGAGTCCGTGTCTGTGTCGTACACGAAGCTCGCGGCGACCGGAGAGCGTGCGACCGACGGTGTGGCGAACGTGCCGACTGGTGGGGCGTCGAACGTCCAGTCGGAGGCTGCGTGGCAGATCGCCCAGCAGCTCAAGCAGATCGCCCGCGACGTGGAGAAGACGTTCATCACGGGCACGTACGCGCTGCCGACCGACAACACGGCGCCTCGCAAGACGCGTGGCCTGCTGGAGGCCATCACCACGAACGTGGCGACCTCCACGAACACCGCCGAAACCCTCACGGAGGACGAGATCCTGGACCTGTTCCAGACGGTGTGGGAGAACAACGGCATCCAGGAGTCCGAGACCCGCACGGTCATCGTGAACGCCGCACTCAAGCGCGCGCTGACGCGGATCTTCATCAAGGACGCGAATTACGAGGAGTCCACTCGGAATGTCGGCGGTGTGAACCTCCAGACGTTCGAGACGGATTTCGGGCGGGCGAACATCATGCTCGACCGCTACATGCCCGCCACGAAGATGGCGGTCGTGTCACTGGAAGAGCTCGCCCCGCGGTTCCTGGAGATCCCCGGCAAGGGGCACTTCTTCGCGGAGCCGCTGGCGAAGACGGGCGCGTCTGAGAAGTCGCAGCTGTACGGGGAGATCGGGCTCAAGTACGGGGCGGAGTGGAAGCACGGCGTCTTGACCGTGGCGACTCCTACGCCGTGACCTACCTCCGGGGGCGTGGCCGTCGCGCTGCGCCCCCGGCACCCAACCATTGGAGGACATGATGCGTATCGAGTCATCGAAGTATCCGGGTTTGCTGGTCTTGGCGCCGCGAGTCCAGTTCGTGGATGGCGTGGCCGAGGTCGACGAGGAGACGGCTGAGCTTCTGCGGCGCCTGCCTGCCGACATGGGGGTCATCGTCCCCGACGTCGACACTGGCGACATCGAGCCCATCGAGACTGGCGAAGACCCTTCGAAGCCGAAGCGCTCGCCGCGTCGGAAGGCTCCCGTGAAGGAGGCGTGACCATGGCTGACGTCCTGGAGCCGTTGGCTGACCCGACGCACTACACGGAGGGCGGGTTCGGCCCTGCGTTCGATGGTCTGCCTTCCTTGCTGGCGCGGGCGTCGAGGATCGTGCGCGCCGAATGCAAGAACGCGGGCGTGGACATTGACGAGTGGATCGCCAGTGGCCGCGTCGACGCGGACCTCGTGGCGGACGTCGTGTGCGACATGGTGGCCTACGCGCAGGCGGGGCCGGATGTCGGCGTGGAGAGCGTGCAGCAGGGCGCCGGGCCATATCAGGCGACCCTGAAGTACGCGAGCGCGGTCGGGTCCTTGTCCTTCACGAAGGTTCATAGGAAGCGGCTCGGCATCCCTGGGCAGCGCGCGTTCGAGGTTGACCTGCTCGCGAATCGGGGGGCGTGATGGATCTCGGCGCGTTCCCCTCGGTCATCTCGGGTGAGACGGTGACGGTCCTCGCGTACGCGGAGGTAGGGCGCGACGACATGAACACGCCGATCTACGCGTGGGCGCCTGAGCAGACGGTGGGCAACGTTCTTGTCGGCCCGTCGTCCACGGACGACCTGGACGGGTCCACACGGCCTGAGGGTGTCGAGGTCGTGCTCGCCTTGCACTGGCCGAAGACCTACACGGCATCGCTGCGTGGGAAGCGCGTCGAGGTGCGCGGCACGACGTACGAGGTCGTGGGCGACCCTCAGCCGTACACGGCGGCGAACACGCCGGGCGCGTGGAACCGGCCCTGCTACCTGAAGAACACGGAGGGCTGACCCGTGGCGAATGTACGCCTGGACCTCGACTACGAGGCGATCGCGCGACTCACTGAGGACGCGATTGAGCAGAAGACGCAGGAGATTGCCGCACGCGCCGGCGACGGCTACGTGGGGGACGTGATCTGGACGGACCGCCCGCACGGTGCGGTCCGCGCGACCACGTACGAGGCGCGCGTCGACAACGCGCGGAATAACACGCTCCTGAAGGCGGCGCAGGGAGGCTGACGAATGAGCTCTGAGTCCATTCTCATCGGCCTGCTGAACGCGGCGCCGGAACTCGTCGCGGACGGAGTGACGGCGTACGGCGCGGTCCCCGCCACTCGACCTGCGCGGTTCGTGACCGTGGAGCGCACGGGTGGGCAGCGTGACCGGATCATGGATCATCCGACGTGGGCGGTCCAGTGCTGGGGTGCGGCCCACGGCACTCGGTCCGCGCGCTCGGACGCGGCCGACATGGCGGACATGGTGGCCGACGTCATCATCCGCAGGGTGGCTCTCGACGGGCGCGTGGCGTCGGTCGACGTGACCACCTCGTATCACTTCCCTGACCCGGATTCGGGGCAGGAGAGGACGCAGCTCGTCGTCACCGGCGTGCTGATGATCTGACCGCGACGGGCGGTCACCTCCACAAAGGGGCATGGCATCTCCTTGGAGGGAAACATGAGCGGCACTGCAAGCAACGTGTCGGTGGGCAAGCCCGTCGCGGCGGGCGCAATCTTCTCGGCAGTCTCCGGGACCACGGCCCCGACTGACGCGACAACCGCGCTGGCGGCAGCGTTCGGAGAGCTGGGCTACGCGAACGACTCGGGGCTGGTCAACAGCATCGAGACGGACAGCAACGACATCAAGGCTTGGGGCGGGGACGTCGTCCTCAGCGTCCGCACGTCCCGCAAGGAGTCGTTCAAGTACACGCTGATCGAGGCGCTGAACGTGAACGTCCTGAAGGAGGCGTACGGGCAGGACGCCGTGTCGGGAACCTTGGAGACGGGCCTGACGATCAAGCACTCCTCCGCGGAGCTTCCTCACCGCCTCTACGTGTTCGAGATCCTGCTGACGGGCGACCGCGTGAAGCGGATCGTCGTCCCGGACGGGCAGGTGAGCGAGGTCGCGGACGTGTCGTACACGGACGGTGATCCGATCGGCTATGAGACGACCCTCGTCGCCTACCCGGACGCCGAGGGGAACACGGCGTACGAGTACATCGCCAGCATCCAGTCTGGCTCCTGATGACCACCCGGGGCGGGAGTCGACGCCATGCCCGCCCGCCCCGGGTGCAACACCTACACAGTGGCATGGCGAAACGACGATAGATAGGGGCATGGCATGGCCACAAAGAGCGTGACGCCGAGGAAGATTCCACAGGACCACAAGCCGAAGGCCGGCGCCGAGAAGGGCGTGACGATCGACGGCATCAAGATCGTGTTCCCGACCGACATCGATGACGACTGGGATCTCGGTGTGGACATGGCCGAGGCGCAGGACGGGAACACGGCGGCCGCGATCCGCGTGATGCGCCGGCTCTTCGGCGCGTCCTACGATCGGTTCCGCGCGAAGGCTCGCGGGGACAACGGGATCGTGTCCGCCGAGAAGATGGGCAGCTACCTCGAACAGGCGATGGAGGCCCTGTCGGAGGACTCCCCAAACTGATCACGCTCGTCGGGTGCATGCGTGAGGCGCCCGACGAGCTGAGTGCGGACTTCCAGCGGTTCTACGGCGTGCCGGACGTCCACGACGTGCCGATGAGCCTGGCGGCCGCATGGTGTGCGGCGATGATCCGCCAGCCAGAGTCGTGGACGCACCGGAGGCTCGTCCCGGACTGGCAGTGGGGCATGATCGTGAACCAGCTCCTGGCGGCCGAGGTGGATGCCCTGAACGTGGCGAACTGGCAACGCGGGAACAGGGGCCGGAGGAGCGCGTCCCCGCGGCCCAAACCGATCCCGCGCCCCGGCATCACCGGGTACGGCGCGAAGTCCGAAGTCGTCTCAATGCCGGTGGATGAGGTCCGCCGCCGCCTGGCGCTCCCCCGCGTCCCAGCCGATCAGTAGGCGAGGAAGTCGTTCACGACGGGCGCATCTTCGGTGCCGGTCACGTAGCACTCCACGTTGACGGTCTGCTCGGCGTTGTACTCGTTGGTGACGTCGGCCTCGACCTTGAAGTACCACTCGTCCGTGTCCGGCTGGTATTCGCTGGCGAGCACTCCGAGGACCCAGTGCGCGTCGTACCCGTAGGGGAACTGCTGCTCCCCGTACTGGTCGCAGGCGGTCATGGCATAGGTCTCCGTGAGTCCTCCGGTCGTCGCCTGCTCGGTCCGAGACGGCGCAGGCTCCGCCGTCTCGGTCGCGGCCGGCGTCGGAGTGGGTTTGTCGGTCGTGGGGACGGTGAGCTTCACGGGCGTGCCACTGTACGGCTTCACCTCAGCGCCGGCGGCCGGGTCCTGGCTGAGCACAGTCAGCGTCGAGTCGACGCTGATCTTCCCGTCCTCGTCGGTGACGGTCGCCGTGTATCCGGCGCTCAGAAGCTCGGTCTGGGCGTCAGAGGCAGTCATGCCGACGACGTCTGGGACCGCGGCCACATCGGCCGACTGATCGCCTCCTCCCCCACACGCGGAGAGTCCGACGGCGAGCAGGGCGGCCGCCAGCGCGGCAGTGAGTCGATGGGCCATGCGCCCAATTCTACGGCCCAGCGCGGCCATTCTGGAGCGATCGGAGGCTGATCATGGGCACTGCTGGCGGCATCCCCATCGGCAACGCCTGGCTGAACGTCGTCCCCGCGATGAACGGCGTCGCACCGGCCATCAACAAGGCCCTGGGCGGGGTGGACATCTCCCCGGCGACGAGGGGCATGGGCTCGAAGATCACGAGCGGCATCGGGTCAGCATTCTCGGCTGTCGCGAAGACGGGCGTAGCGGCTTTCGCAGCTGTCGGCGCTGCGGCGGTCGCGAACCTTGGGCGGGCCGTGTCCAGAACAGACATACTCAACAACTTCCCGAAGATCATGCAGAACCTGGGCTACTCGGCCGATGACGCCGAAGCCTCAGTGAAGAAGATCAGCGACCGGCTCGACGGGCTCCCCTCGTCTCTTGACGGCGTCGTGAGCATGGTGCAGCAGCTCGCGCCGATCACGTCCGGCATGGACGAGGCGACCAACGTCGGCCTCGCGTTCAACGACATGCTCCTGGCGTCCGGCAAGTCCACGGCGGACCAGTCGCGCGCAATGCTCCAGTACACGCAGATGCTCAGCAAGGGCAAGCCGGACATGATGGCCTGGCGGACCATGCAGGAGGTCATGCCCGGCCAGCTCGACCAAATGGCGCACGCGCTCCTCGGGACGACCGCGAACAGCAACGACCTTTACAGCGCAATGATGGACGGGAAGGTCTCTTTCCAGGACTTCAACGACGCGATGCTCCAGCTCGACAAGGAAGGCGTCAACGGGTTCGCGTCGTTCTCCCAGCAGGCTCAAGACGCCACCAAGGGCATCCAGACGGCTCTCGACAACGTCCGGAACCGCACGTCGAAGGCCATGAGCGCGGTCATCCAGGCTGTCGGCGCGGAGGATATCGCCTCGAAGATCAACGAGGCGTCGAGCGGCATTGTGACGCTTGGCGACAAGATTTCGAACACGATCAACCGGGCTCAGAACGTCGGTGATCTTGACGTGTTCGGGCGTTCACTCGTCACCGTCGCAGGTGGCGTTGCTGCGGCTGGTGCGGCTGGTGCGGCACTGAAGAACTGGGATGACGTCTCCTCGGTTCTTGAGGTCTTCAACAAGCTTCCTGGTAAGGTTGGAGACTCATTGTCATCAGCCGCCGGGGCTGTCTCGTCGAAGGGCGGGGCATTCATCAACGGCGTCGACATGCTGTTCCACCGGGATCTCGCTGAGGCCGCCACGATGGACGGTGACCCGTTCGGTGCGGCGGTCCAGCGCGTCCAGACTGGGCTGTCTCAGCTCGGAGCGCCGTTCAAGTCGATCGGCACCAAGGTTTCGGGGTGGATGGCGCCGTTCACGTCAGCGATCTCCAGCAATTTCGAGGCCGCGAAGGTCAAGGCCGGGAGCGGCATGTCGTCCGTGGGTGACGCGCTGAGGTCTGCTGCGTCGAAGGTCGGGGACTTCGCGTCGCCCGTCACGTCGCGGATCTCTGCGGTTGGCGAGAAGATCACCGGGGCTCTCTCACCCGTGAAATCCGGGATTGGGAACGTGTTCGGCGGGCTCTTCGATGGCGTGTCCGGTCCTCTTCAGTCGGGCCTCGGCAAGGTCGGGGACCTGATCGGCAAGTTTTTCAAGCCGGGCAACTTCATGAAGTTCTTCGGGCTCGGGGCTCTCGTGGCGGCAGTGGTCGCTGGTCTCGGCGCTCTCATGAGTCAGGGCGGCGGGGAGATGCTCGCCCAGTTCAGCGCGACCATGGCTGAACTGCCGGGCAAGATCGCTGATCTCGTCGGCCAGTTGTCGTCGCAGATGCCGGTCTTCATGCAGACGGGCGTCGACGTGATCATGGCGCTCCTGACGGGGATCATCCAGAACCTTCCGGCCATTCTCCAGGGCGCTGCCGACATCCTCTCGACCCTCGTCTCTGGGCTCGGCGCGGCCCTCCCGACACTGATTCCGATGGCCGTCCAAGTCATCACGACACTGGTCCTCGGGCTCGTCCAGATGCTCCCCCAGATCATCCAGTCCGGCATGGACCTCCTGGTGGGCCTGATCCAGGGCATTGTGACGGCGCTCCCCCAACTGATCGCGGCGATACCGCAGATCATCGTGACCCTCGTGTCGACCCTGATCGGAGCCCTCCCGCAGATCCTGCTGGCGGGTGTGCAGATCCTGACGGCCCTGATCCAGGGCATTGTGAGCTCGATTCCGCAGTTGGTCGCGATGCTGCCGACGATCATCACGGGGATTGTGAACACTCTCGTCCAGAACCTGCCCGCCATCATCGATGCGGGGATCCAGCTCCTCGTTGCGCTGATCACCGGGCTTGTCGACGCCCTGCCCCAGTTGATCGTCATGGTCCCGCAGATCATCGCGACGATCGTGCAGGTCCTCGGCGACAATTTCCCCGCCCTCGTGCAGGCTGGGCTGAGCGCGATCGGCCAACTGGTGACCGGCCTGGCGCAAGCATTCCCGCAGGTGGCGTCCAAGATGGGTGAGTTGCCTGGGCGAATGGTGTCGGCACTGGGCAGCGTCGGGTCGCTCCTGTGGAATGCCGGGTCGTCGATCATCAGCGGCCTGTGGAATGGCATGAAGAGCGCGTTTGAGGCGGTCAAGTCGTGGGTCGGCGGGATCGCCTCGTGGATTCAGGAGCACAAGGGCCCGAAGGCGTACGACCTGCGGCTGCTCATCCCGAATGGCGGGTGGATCATGCAGGGCCTCGGGACGGGCCTGGAGCGTGAGTTCCAGAACGTCATGGGCGACGTCGGGTCGATGGGCGCGCGCCTCCAGGCAGAGTTGTCGGGGAGCGTGATCCCGGCGGCGTCTGTGAGCCCGTACGTGCCGTCGGGGAACGCCGCATCCACACTGCCGGCGGTGTATGTCGAGAATCCGTGGACGGGTGATCAGGTGCGGGCGACTGTCCGCGATCAGGCTGTGCGCGTGATTAGGGGGCGGTACTGATGTCGGTGGTCGGTTGGGTGGCGTCGCATACGGGATTGCCGAGTATTTACAGTTCGGATCCTGTGCGTGTGAGCGTGGGTGGCCGTGTGCTGGCTGATGGGACTGCTCCGGTGCTCCTGTCGGATGCGCTGGCTGAGCCCGGCGTGGCGACCGAGTACCGGGTCGGCTCCGAGTTGATCACGCTGGTGCGGGCGGCTGGCGGGCTGGGGCAGGCGTTCCTCACGAATGCTCGGGGGCGCGGGATTCCAGGCCTGATCTACGCGAACAACGGGGACAAGCTCGCTTGGTCAAGCTCGGTCAGCCGGTTCAATGATCGTGTCGAGCGCTGGTCACTGAGCGATCCCCTGGTGAGTGGTGTCGGGCAGGTCGTGCTCACTGATCCGGCGCGGGAGGCTGACGTGTGGCGGGTCCTGCGCTCTCACGCGCCGATCATCATTGCGCCGGACCAGTCGACGCCTGGCGTGTCCCTGCGCTGCGTGACGGTGGACAGCGTGTCGAGGTCGCGGATCGGTCGGCGGGGCGAGCTGTTGTTCGACGTGTCGTGGACTGAGTCGCGGTCTGCCGTGTCGCGGTCTGGCGCGTGCCCTGTGGTGACGTGGGGCGAGTATCAGGCCCTCGGCGAGGGCTGGCAGGACTACTCGATGCTGGACCTGTGCCGCATCGTGGCTGGGATGCCGTCATGAACGCGGACGTTCGGCAGGAGACCCTGCGAGAAGTCATCGAGCTGTTGGTGGACGAGTCCCGCGCGACACCCCCGGGCTGGGTGGGATCAGTGGCTGGGGTCTATGACTCTGCGGCCTCTCTCGTGCGCGACGAGCTCCGCTTCACAGGGTCTGACCCGAGAACCAGCGGTTGACGAAGTCCCATCCCTGCTCTGTCAGTGTCCAATGGCGCGTGGGGTTGATCCCGTTGATGAGAAGCTGTCCACCCTGGGAGAAGACTTCTACGAGCAGCCCATCTTCGACGAGATACAGGAAGAGCATCGGATCAACGCTCTGCAGCGGGATCGCGCTCCCGGGACCTCTGCCTTGGAGGGTCTGGAGGATGCGTCGCTCGAAGTCGCTGTAGCGACTGTTGAGGACGCTGAGATTTTGCTTGTACGCAAGCATGGATTGCCGATCGATCTCTCCACGGTCGTATCTGGTATGGCAGATGGCGCACAGGTAGATGAGGTTGTCGAAGGTGTGTTCGTGAACCTCTGCCCACGGTCTGATGTGGGCGATTTCAAGGGCCGATGTTGCTTTGCACGTGGGAATCGCGCATCGGTGTCCGGCTTCTTCTTTGACTGCGCGGGCGAGCGCGCGCGGGATTGCGGGTCTTCCCTCTGGCATGGCCTCAACCTACGCCAACAGCCATCCCACATCTGACGATTTGAGGTGATCGCATGCGTCCGGGTCCTGCTGATCTGCGCGGCTCTGTGGCTGTGGGTGCGCGCGTGGAGGTCACGCGCGGACGGCAGGTTTTGGCCGTGGACGTGCCGGTGCGCGACGTGGTGCTGGACGTGACTGCCGACCGCGTCGTGCCGGGGAAACTCGAGTTCACGGCGCCCATGGAGTGGACGGATTCTGCGGGGGGCACGGTGCGCGCAGTGGATCACCCGCTCTCGCCGCTGAGCAATTTCGGGCAGAGAGCGCACGCGACTGCGCTCCTCGATGTGGACGGGACGCCCAGCGAGGTGGAGCTGGGATGGTTCCAGATCGACACGTGGGAGCCTGGGGATGGCGACACGGTGCAGGTGACGGCCCTGGATCTCATGCAAACCCTGGTGGAGGCGCCGATGACGTGGCCGAGCTCGCCTCCCGCCGGCGCGTCCCTGCTGTCTGAGCTGCGCCGCTTGTGCAATGTCGGTGAGGGGCACAGTCTCCCCGTGGTCCTCGATGACCCGGTGGATCGGGGGATTCCCAGGACGTTCGAGTGGGGGACGGATCGGGCTGAGGCGGTGCGCGACCTATGCGAGTCCTACGGGCTGGAGTACGGCGTGAAGCCGGACGGGTACCTGCACGTGTGGGCTCAGCGGGATGGGCGGGCTCCGGTGGCGACCTACACGGCGAGGGACCTGCTCCTATCGGCCCCTCGGCAGGCGGTGGAGCGTCGGGCGAACCGGATCGTCGTCGTCGGCAGCAAGACTGAGGGCGACGTGGAGACGCAGTGGGTGGCTCAAGGGGATGCGACCGAACCGCCCTACAGCATCAGCGAATACGGGCTGGTCGCGAGCCGTTTCGAGCTGAACAGCGCGGACGGGCAGACTGCGGTGACAGCCGCGATGCAGACCCGCCTGCGCAATCTCGCCCTCACGACTCGGACCCGCAGCCTGGAGATCGCGATGGACCCGCGCCTGGAGGTGGGGGACGTGATCGCCGCCGTCACCGATGACGAGACGATCGTGGGCCGCATCACCGCCTACAGCGTGTCGCTCTCAGATCCGTCGTCGCGGATGCGCGTGGACGTGCAGGAACTCAACTGGTGAAGGAGGGGCGTCTGATGGGCCTTGATGGGATGCCGGACCTGAACCCGTGGATCGACCTGCACCCGGAGCGGGAGTCGGCGCGCGTGGACCGTCAGCTCACGCAGTCTGACCGGTGGTCTGAGGCGACGATCACGGGGCAGGTGGATGCGACGCGCGTGTCGGCGCACCTGTCGGGGTCGACGGAGCCTGACGTGGTCGTGCCGTCTGAGTCCGGCGTCTCGGCTGTGGGTGCTGCGGTGCGGGCGTGGCGGGACTCGACTGGCCGCGTGACGCACGTGTCGATCCCGGACTCCATCCCGTCTGGTGCCGTGCTGTTCAGTGTGGGTGTGACGGGTGAGCGGCTGGTCCAGTTGGATGCGACGACGGCGGCTCTGGATGCTGGGCTTGAGTCGGCGCGGGCGCAGCAGGCGGCGGACAAGGTGGAGTTGGATGGGAAGCTTGCTGAGAACACGGATCGGCTGACTGTGCTGGATGAGACGAAGCTGCCCGCTTTGACGGAGCGCGTGGGGAGCGTGGAGGAGGCTGCCGCGTCGGCTCAGGCGCGCGCGGACCAGGCCATGGCGAACGCGCAAGAAATGGTCGTCAATGGAAGTTTTGTTGACGACTATACGGGCTGGCTGACCCACGCGCAGGCCAGCCTAGATTCAACAGATGTCCCATTCCCCGGGGTTGTGGCGTCACATGTTGTCGGTACTGGCATTATCGGTGAGCACATCAACTCTGGCCTGGTGTCTCTCGTACCCGGCCACACTTACCGGTTTAGCGTGTGGGCCAAGGGGGACGCCCCCGGTGCCGTCCTGTACAAGCGAATGAGCATGTACGCGGGAGAGTGGTATGATGGCATCATACCGCCCGGCGGAAATTCTTCTTGGCCCCTGACCACCGAATGGGAGCAATACTCCTTCGACTACGTGCATCCGTCTGGGAGCACGTGGCAGAAGGCGCGGTATCGCGCCATCGGCGACGGGGCGTACCGACTGTCTGCCGCGTCTGTGCGTGACGTGACGGAGGCTGTGGCCGCGCAAGCGGCGGCGGACGCTTTGAAGTCGCGCGTGTCCACTCTGGAGACGAATCTTGCGGCCGCGCAGACCCAGATCGGTGAGGCGCAGGGCAGCATCGCGACGCTGAACGACGAGACCCTGCCGGGGCTTCAGGATGACATGCGGGATGCGGCGCGCCTGACTGAGGGGACGCTGGACAATGCGCGCCTCAACGTGGGGACTCTGGCAGCGCAGATCGCGAACGTGATTCAGCTCAACGTGTCCCGGTTGGTGGCCGACGATGCGAGCGTGAACGAGGCGGTCATCAACAAGCTGGCCGTCGCAATCGCGAACGTCATCGAGCTGAACGCGGACCGGATCACGGCTGGCACGATCGACACGAGCCGCCTGGACGCGCAGACTGTGGCGGCCGCGGTCGCGCAGTTCCTCCAGCTTGACGTGGGTCAGCTCACCGCCGACACGGCCAACATCGGGGACGCGGTCGCGCAGAAAATCTGGGCAGGAGTCGCAAAGTTCGCTGAGATCACTACCGAAATGCTGACAGCTGGGCACGCCGTCATCACCGGGGACATGATGGTGGACACGCTGATCGGGAAGATCCTGTCGGGTGCTGTCCTGACGGCTGGTGGCGGCTCGCTCCCCCAGATCCTGGTGGGCCCCGCGTCTGGGACGCCCGGACAGGGCGACAGTTACGGCGTATATTTGTCGACGCCGAACAGCAATGCGACCGGCTCAGCGTACCTCGCAGTCACTCCGGCAGGCCCGGAGTTCTCCATGCTCACCGGCGACCAATCGACGCTGCTGAGCATGGACGCGACGAGCGGCTTGAAAGTCATGGAACCGTCGTCCGGGAGTCTCATTTCAACGTCGGATATGCTTTTCGGAACGAAAATCTTCGAGCATTCCGGAGAAATCACTCACACGAGCGCGTCAGGCGGCGGTTGGGGCGACTGGTATAAAGATTCCATGGCGGTGACTTACACGGCCACGTCATCAAATGTCTTGCTATTCGCCGCAGTAAAAGCGTATTCGAAAGCGCTTGCGGGGATCATGACCGCGACCGGCGTCCTGACCAGCGGAGGGACCGACTTCGCGCGCGTCGGGACGACGAATTATATTTGGGCTCAGATCGAATCTGGCGGGCCTTTGCAATTGATCGCAATGCAGCGCGTAACTGGATTGACGATCGGCCAAGAATATGGCGTGTACGTTCACGTGCGCGCCCGGTCTGGCGGTTCCGGACAAATCAGCCTGTATTCGAATACGCGCGCCGTCTACATCATTCCGGCATAATCCGGAGAGGGGAGCACACAATGAGCACGCAGCACTGGAAGGGGCCCACAATCCCCAGCGTGGGCGACGACCCGATCCTAGAGTCATGGCCCGCCATGCTCGACACGACCGGGATCGTCACCGTCGCATCCAGCATCGCCGCCGCCCGCGCCATGCTGACCGCGGCCGAGACTGCCGGGAGCGCACCAACCCCAGATTACCCGGCATACTTCAATATCGGCGGAAACCTCTACTGGTCAGACGGCACGAAGAACGA